GAAACTGCAAAAAAACTTCAAGAAGAAGCTTTTGCAGGTGCAGCGAAACCTAAGTATGAACAGGTTGAGTCAACTAAAAGTAAAGAAGACATTATCTAGTTTCCCTTCTGGGGATGCTGGCCAAGCTAAGGTGCTGAAGGGAGACTGGAGGCACCTTAAAAACAGGGATAGGAATGAAAGATTTTATAAAGTATTTTACGGGGTTAACACGTAATTATGGTGTCTGTAAAATAAACGAGGGATACGTAGATCCAGAGACAGGTAAGAAAAAATTTAAACATGAATGGTCACAGCTAAAAGTTACAGACAAAGACTACGAAGATCATTTAACAGGAGTTAAATCAATTGGTATACAACCATGTACTGATGAAGGCACTGCAAGATTCGGTGCAATCGATGTAGATAAATATCCAATTGATAGAGAATTTTATTTAAAAACAATACAAGAAAAAAGTTTACCGATCATCCCTGTCCTGTCCAAAAGTGGTGGACTACATTTATATGTGTTCACCACTGAATTTGTTAAAGCAATAGAGATAAGACAATTTTTAGAGCAGATGCTCTATGTATTTAAATTAAATATCAAGACAGAAATATTTCCAAAGCAAACAAGTCTTAGATCATCAGATGAAAAAGGTAACAAGACAAATGGTAATTTTATAAATCTTCCATACAATGCAGATGGCCGAAGAGCATTAGCACCTGATGGAACTGAAATGTCTCTAGACATGTTTGTAAAATGTATTGAACTCAATGCAGTAAATAAAAAACAATTAAAAGATATACAAGAAAAAATTATTTCAGATGAATTAAAAGGAAGTGGTGAAGAGTTTAATGATGGTCCACCTTGTCTTGGAGTTCTCACAAAAGAAATAATGACAGATGATAGAGATAGATTTTTATATAACTATATGGTCTTTGCTAAAAAGAAATACAAAGATAACTGGAAAGATAAGATAGTTGAAGCAGCTAGAAATTATTTTAAGTTTGATTCTAAGTGGACAGATGATCATGTTAAAACAAAAATTAAAAGTTGGGATAAAGAAACAAAAGGTTATCAATGTAACGGAGAACTACTATCACCAGTGTGTGTTAAACCAGTTTGTTTAAAAAGAAAGTTTGGAATTTTATCTGATGATAAACCTGTGTGGCCTAGAATGTCAGCATTGCAAAAAATAAATTACAAACCTACACCAGAATGGAAGTTTACTGTTGAAAGAGAAGATGGTGAAACAGTTCAAGTACATGCAAAAGATATTTACAAACTAGAGAGTCAAAAAGCATTAAGAGCATTAATGATGGAGCAAGCATTTGTAGTCCCACCAAATATAAAAGGTAATGATTTCATTGAAATAATGCAGCTTTTATTTGATAAAGAAAAAGTAGAAACTATTGAACCAGTAGAAGGCACAAGTCCTATGGATATTTTATTAAAGAATCTAGAGAAATATGTTTATGGACCAAGGGCAACCACATATAAATCTTTTGAAAGTGGTAAACCTTTGGTAGATGAAAACTATGCATGGTTTGTTTATGATGAATTTTATTCTGATTTAAAAACAAAAGAATGGAAAACAGATCCACAAAGAACTTCTTACATGATAAAAGAATTATTTAAGAGTGATGATAAAGATAAGAAAGCATTGTTTAATAAACCAAAAAGATTTCCTGGTAAGGATAAGAATGATGATTATTTTCCACCAATAAAAGTTTTAAGAGTTCCTTTGTATGTCTTTGAAGAGAAAAAAGAAATAGATGAGATTGTTCCATTCGAAGATGAAGAGGATATTATTTAATGGTATACAAGATATATGGCCCGCCTGGCACGGGTAAGACATATAGATTGATATCAAGAGCTAGAGCCTACGCAAGGGGAGGCACACCATTACACAAAATAGGTTACTTTGCATTTACTAAAAAAGCTGCAGGTGAGGCAAAGAAAAGAATGCCAGCAGAAGATAAAAAGTTACCATACTTTCAAACACTTCATTCATTTGCGTTTAATATTTTAAGTCTTAAAGAAGATGATGTAATGCAACCATATCATTATGAAAGCTTTGGTAAAAAATTAAATGTAAAAGTAAAATACTACGATAGATATAACAAAGAAGAATCTCACTTTTTAACTTGCGATAATCCATACTTTCAGTTGATACACAGAGCTATCAACAGGTGTGTAGATATAAGAGAAGAGTTTGATCGTGGAGAACATAATTCAAAAGAAGTTGAATGGTCTATGTTAGATCACATATATAAAAATTATTTAGAGTACAAAGATAAGAAAAAAATGATGGACTTTAATGACATGATTGAAATGTTATTAAAGAAAGATACTAAGATTCCAGAATTTAATACTGTGTTTATTGACGAAGCACAGGATCTATCACCATTACAATGGAAGCTTTACGACAAGTTAAAAGAAAAAAGTAAAGATATCTATCTTGCAGGAGACGATGACCAGGCTATCTTTGCCTGGGCTGGCGCTGATGTAAATAGATTTATTAATGAACCTGCAAAAGAAAAAGTATTACATAAGTCTAGAAGAATATCTAAAGCTATACAAGAACAATCAGAAATGTGTATAGAAAATATTGTAGGTAACAGAAAAGAAAAGAAATATTATCCGAGAGACTTTGATGGTAACTGTGAAGAGATTGCCAATCTGGACCAGGTAGATTTAACTGAAGGTAAGTGGTTAATATTAACTAGAACAGTATCAAGACTACTGAAGATAGAAGAACAACTAAAGAAAAAGAATTTGTATTTTGAAAGTAACCGAGGAAAAAGCGTCAGGGTTCGGGCATACAAAGCAATTAAAAACTATGAACTATTACAACAAGATATTAAACTAGAAGAAAAAGATATTAAAGATATTAAAGAATACACAGGGACAGAAGAATTTGATTTAAAAAAAGATTGGTATGAAGCTTTTCAAAATATAGAACAAGAAGACAAAGATTATCTTTTAAATTTAATTGAAGCAGGAGAAGATTTAAGTAAACCTGCAAGAATTTGGACATCAACTATTCATGCGATTAAAGGTGGTGAACAAGACAATGTTATTTTATCTTTAGATTTAGGAGACAAAATATTAAAAGCAATAAAGAAAAGTCAAGACAAAGAGGATGAAGAACATAGAGTTTGGTACGTAGCAGTCACTCGTGCAAAAAATAATCTATATAAACTAAAAGCAAAAATGCAGAGGAAGGGATACAAACTATGACAGACAATAGTATATTTGAAAGTTCTAAAGGGCCACAAGAAAAACAAATTGGAGGATCACATTACCGAAGATTTCATATTCAACCATATGAATTCATATCAAAGAATGACCTTTCTTTTTTTCAAGGCAATGTTATAAAGTATGTGTGTCGATACAAAAATAAAGCAGGCATACAAGACTTAGAAAAAATAATTCATTACTGTGAATTAGAAATTAAAACACTGAAAGACATGGGTAAAAAGAAATGATAGTACCACAAACAGAATGGTTACAACCAAAACAATTTCCAGATCTATCTAAACACGATGAGATAGCAATTGACTTAGAGACACGTGATCCAAACTTAAAGAAACTTGGATCAGGATCAATAATAGGTGTGGGAGAAATTGTAGGTATAGCTGTTGCTGTTGAAGGTTGGAAAGCTTATTATCCAATTGCACATGAAGAAGGGCCTAACATGGATCGTAAACAAGTTTTAGACTGGTTTACAGATGTGTGTGCTCTACCTTCAAAAAAAATATTTCATAATGCAATGTACGACGTATGTTGGATACGTAAATTAGGTATAAAAATCAATGGTTTAATCATAGATACCATGATTGCAGCTAGTCTTATAGATGAGAATAGATTTTCTTACACACTAAATACTTTGTCTTGGGCTTTTCTAAAGAAAGGTAAAAACGAAACAAGATTAATTGAAGCTGCAAAGTCAAGAGGACTAGATCCAAAAGCTGATATGTGGAGACTACCTGCTATGGAAGTTGGAACATATGCTGAAGCAGATGCTTCTCTTACTTTAGAACTGTGGCAGTATTTTAAAAAAATAATTGAAGAACAAAAATTACAATCTATTTTTGATTTGGAAACGGAACTTTTTCCTTGTCTGGTGGACATGAGATTTCTTGGCGTGAGAGTGGACGTTGAAAAAGCTCATAGATTGAAGAAAGACCTAGCATTACAAGAAGAGATGTTACTCCAACAAATAAAAAAAGAATGTAACCAAGAAGTTCAATTGTGGGCAGCAGCAAGTATTGCCAAAGCTTTTGACAACTTGAATTTAGAATATGAATTAACCGCAAAAACAAAAACACCTTCTTTCACTAAAAACTTTATTACAAATCATAAACATCCTGTGGTTCAGATGATAGCAGAAGCTAGAAAAATAAACAAGGTTAGAACAACTTTTATTGATACCATTATTGATCATGAACATTGTGGTAGAATACATGCAGGTATTAATCAGATTCGTTCTGACGATGGTGGTACAGT